AATACTATGAACCCTGTTTAAAACATTATCTGAATAAACAGGTAAAGAGTAAGTTTGCGGAAGTACCCATGCCAGAATGGGAGATCGCAACATTCTTACCGACTGCACAATTCCGTAAGGCAAACTCTAAGAAAGTTTATTACGATTCCAAACAGAAGATAGGTAGAAACGCATGATCGCAATTGATGATTTCAAATCCGAGATTGGTAAAGGTGGTGGTTTGGCGATGGGGAATCTGTTCAAGATTTTCCTACCACCTCTTACACCACACGCACGAGAGATGAACCTGTTGTGTAAGGCAACATCATTGCCCGGCAGACAAATACTGTCAACCGAAAAACAGATGGGTCTACACACCACCAAGATTGCATATGGTCATGCAGTAGAAGATATGCAGTTGACATTCCATTGTCTCAATGATATGAAAGTAAGAGAATACTTTGAGGCATGGCAGAATCTGGCAGTCAACCAAGAGACCCAAGAAGTTGGATACTTTAATGACTACACACATCCAGTCATTATCCAACACATTAAGAAGGGAACTGCATTCCCTATCGCAAAGAAAGAACTCTATGACGCTGGGAAGATACCTTCTTTCATTCGTAATAGATTACCAAGACTAGGGCCACTTGATCTTGCACAAGGTCAGTTTGATTTGAATCTCATATTCGGTGATGACATCACATATACAGTAGTCCTAGATAAGGCATACCCAACAACAATGAATTCAATTGAGTTGAGTAATGATGGAGAGTTACTTGAAGTGTCGGTACAATTATCGTACAAGAACTGGAAGTCCAAAGGTGGAGACGCAACGGATACTGGATTTATTGAAGGTCTCGCAGGCGAATTGATTAGAAAATTTTTATAACATTATTATTTGGAGAATAATATAATGGCATTACCTAAGTTAAACACGACCCCATCCCATGAGATGGTTCAACCATCCACGGGAAAGAAGGTTCTATACAGACCTTACCTTGTGAAAGAAGAGAAAATTCTTCTACTTGCATTTGAAGGGGGTGACCAGAAACAAGCAATGAGAGCAATGATTGATGTTGTTGGAATTTGTTGTGAAGATGTGAAACCAAAAGACCTCACAGTATTTGATGTTGAGTATATGTTTACACAGATTCGTTCACGTTCAGTTGGTGAGACGGCAGATATTAATATCAAGTGTGAGAATGAAGAGTGTGGACATTCAACAGAATGTAAGATCAACCTACAGGATATTAACGTTGAACTTCCTGAAGTAAGTCCTATAGTTGAATTGACACCAAGTATTACATTGGAACTGAAGTATCCAGCGTTTAATGATTTTCTCAATAACTTTTCCGAGGATATGTCGGAAACTGAGTTTGGTTTCAAGATGATCGGTAATTGCATCAAGACAATTATGACCGATGAAGAAAGGATTGATGCGAATGAAGTTAGTTCTGGCGAGATGCAAGAGTTTATTGATTCAATGACTAACTCACAGTTTGAAAAGATTGGTGAGTTTATGCAATCTGCACCATCAATGCAACACGACATTGCCTTTAAATGTCCAGAGTGCGGTACGGAACAGAACAGAACACTGAAGGGTATTCAAGATTTTTTTTAGTATGCCTCTCACACGATAACCTTGTAAACCATTACAAGACTAACTTTGGCATGATGCAACATCATAATTACTCGTTAACAGAACTAGAAAATATGATGCCGTTTGAGAGGGAAGTTTATGTTGCTTTACTAGTAGAGCATCTTAAAGAAGAAAAAGAACGTCACGAACAAGAAGAACGTCAACGACAGAGATAGGAATAATGGCAGAGAAAACAATAGGGCATCTGATTGAGGTGACCAAACAAGAAAACGCAGAGTCCCGTGGTGCGACCGAACAGGTCGCATCTGAAGTCAGTGCGTTATCTAAAATGTTTGGTAAGTACTTCAAAGACCTCAAGAACCAAAGAGGTGATAAACTAGAAGAAAAGCGAGAGGCAGAGAAAAAAGCATCCGCAAGTGCTCTACCTGATCTCAGTCAACTTATGTCGGACACCAAGGGTATGGGTTTTCTTGGAATGGTCGCAGGTATCACTGCCGCAATTGCTGGTCTCGCAGTAGGTATCGTTGAAGGTTTCGTTCGTGCCGCAAGATTAATATTGAGTCCGTTTACCAAGACCATGTTGAAAATGGTCAAGTCTGTAACAAAATTAGTGTTATGGCCATTCAGAGCATTCGTTAATAAATTCTTCCCCGATTCGGGTAAGAAACTTCAGA